ACGCCAGCACTGTGGTGTGCGGCTGGGACTGGGCCCGGGTCACCAGCACCCCGATCTTGTTCTCCACTTCGCGCAGGTCAGGCACCGGCAGGCCGGTGAGCGGGGTGACCGGCAGCTCGCGGGCGGGACGTTCATCGGTCGGATGCTGATAGTCCGGCCGGGCGAAACCATAGACCACCCGGTTGCCGTACCAGAGTTCGAACTGTAGCGGGGTGACCTGCACCTTGTCCGGGGCGGTGCGTGTTATTACCCCCTTGTAGGAGACGCGGTAGACGCTCAAGGAGGCATCGTACTCGTCGACCCCGGTGCGGTTGTCCAGATGCAGGGTGATCTTCTCCCCCACCGCCAGCTGGTGCCCCTTGGGAAAGCTCAGCAGCAGCTCGTCGCCGGCCTGGATCTCGACCCCGCAGATGTAGACGCCGGTCTCCTTGCTGGCGGGGTCGACATAGGTGGCGGCCACCCCGAGCAGGGGAGAGCCGAGAAAAGAGAGCAGAGAGGATTGGGAACTCATTGGCGCACCTTGGCAAATGTGGGGGTTGGCCCCTCAGTGTATCGCGGCCGACCCGGATTGGCAGACCCCCTCACTGGGGGAGGTAAGCGCTTCAGGCTAGCGGCAAACGGCGTCCCATTCTGGCCGGCACGTCACAAAACCAGTGCAGATGGCTGGCGGCCGACCATAAAAAAGGCCCCTTGCGGGGCCTTCGAGTGGCATGGCGTGCTGCCTTAGACGGGCTGGGCACCCGGCAGGGCGGGAGGCCGGGCGGAGTCGGACTCCACCTTCTGCTCTTCGTCCTTCATGTTCTTGATGTGAATCGTCTTAATGGTCTAGCAGCATTGTTTTATAAGGAAAATTAATTTCAACCTGATAATTAGGGTCACGCTTGGGGTCACATTGTGGCATGGCGCCAGTCGTAAAAGACTGGCTCCATGGTAAATCACGGAGTTTCGAGCCAAGCATTCTCTGCCATCTGTTCCGGTGTCATCGGGTTCTGGTTGTGCATATGAACCTCCCCGATGTGCAGCGCCTTGGATGGCTTCTGATTGGCTATCGCGGCTGCAGCATTTGCCTGGATCAATTGCTGACCAAGGCCACCGGATGGGATGCTGTTTTGGTCACCTTGGCGATAGCGGGCGAGGGGGGCGTTGACCGTCTCCAGCTGCCGTTCCGGTGTCGGCATGTTCATCACTTGTGGGATGACAGGCATCATCAGCGGTCTCATGGTCGGTATGGTGAGCTCTGGCATGCTCAGCTCAGGGAGTGAGCCAACATCGATGTTTACGCCGGGCAATTTGTCGAACATCTCAAGCACCCATTTAATGGCTTTGCCAATTGCCCAGATTGGGGAGTACAGCACCTTGAAGATGGAGCCAAGGATTGTGCCGGCTGATTTGCCCATCTCTGTCATGTTGCTGAATGCACCGGTTGCCTCGTTCGTTGCGCCAAAGAACTCGCCTATCTTGGAGATGACACTCGAAATGCCGTCCCAAATGACAGGAAGGATCTCGGCCCAAGGTTCAAACACCAGCGAGATAGCGGGTCCTAGTGTCGATATCAGTCCCTGAGCAAATGCCTTGATAGGGTCCCACCACAACACCAGTGCGCCAATGGCGGCCCCTACCAGGAACACTGGCCATGCTAGCGCCGCGAATAGCCCCCCCAGTGCTGAGAGAATGGCCATGACTCCACCAAGAGCGGCAAACCCTGCCACAGCCAGAACCACGGTGGAGATGGCTTTTGTCAGATTGGGGAATAGCTTCGTCCATCTCAACATTACGCCCCCTGCGTCTACGATATGGGATATCACATCGTTAATCGCAGGGGTGAGCTGGCCAAAAGCACTGGCCCGGATCGCGAACCATACTGCTTCCAGCCTCTGCCATTGATCGGTCATCGATGCCGCCATCTGTTCGGCTTTCCCCATGCCATGCGTATTGGCCAAGGCGTTGATGTTGCTGCCAAGAGCTTTGGTGTTCGTCATGAGCAACTTAATCATGGCGACAGCCTCGTCCGAGCCGAACGCTTTTTTCAGCTCATCTCCCTGGGCGATCGTCAGGGTTTCACCGTACCGCAATTTGAGCTGTTCGAGGATATCCAGTACCGGCATCATTTGCCCTGCGCTGTTTCTGAAATCCATCCCCAAAACTTTTTGGGCGTTCCCGATCCCTGACAAGAAAGCACTGAATTTGGTGCCTGCCTCTCCGCCTCCCATCGTTGATTGCAACATACCAAGCACGGCGAACTGCTCATCCATCGAGACACCAGCGATGTTACCGGCAGCACCAATAGCCTCGAAAGCGTCAGACATACCCTTACCAGTGGTCTTGAACATCTGTACTGCCGTGGCTGTTTTCCCCGCCAGATCCTCTACCCATTGGGCTCGTCCGATGGCATTAGCCTGTTTCTCAAAGATGCTGTACATCGAACCCATAAAGCTGGTGATCGTGCCAGTGTCTGCTTTAGTTGCTGCGGCCAGTACCCCTGATGCTTTCGTGAATGTAGAAAGCTCATCCCCTTCAAGCCCCGCAATTGCAGACTGAATATCATAGGAAGCTTTGACAAAATCTAAGGCTGACTTGCCGTAATCCATGCTGAACGTCAGCGCGGTCATGCCAAGTTTATCCAACGCCTGTTCTGCAATACCCAGTGAGGCGACCTCTCCCAGGGCGCGATCCATCTCAACTGCAGGCTGTAAGACTGCTTGAATACCAAGAACGCCAGAGATCACTGCTCCTGCGCCCCCAGCCATTTTTCCCCAATTCTGCTGAACACTTTCCCCAACGCTGCCAACGGCAGCGTTGATCTTCGCTAGGGGCTTGGTGACCTGATCAATTAAGGCCACCTGCATCATTAACTTTTCCATCCAGGCCATATATTTATTACCTATATATACTTGTTTATACCATCTGACATTTATTAACGGTCAGTATTAATGCAATGGTTGCTAATTTAATATCGAAGGTCAACTTTTAATGGGTCTATTAATTTTCCGATGAAAATAGCGGCTATTTATTTTTTTTGCGAAATTGCAAAAATATAAAAATAACCAATACTGGCTAACGTGTTGTTTTTATTGTGTATTTTTTATTTTAATCACTGTTGCAGTACGACCCAAGAACATCATGAAAACCCACGGAAAATATGAAATACCATGAAAAAACATGGAGTTATAAATTTCTTGTCCGACCAGTTTGCTTGCTAAAACTGCAAAGTAGTGAAATTCCTTTCACTCTTTTCAGTTTTCAAAACATGCGCAGAACCCAGTATTCATGCGGGTTGGCAGTACCAAATTGCACGAATCCATTTCTGCAAAAAATTATATTGATGCGCCGCGCAGGCGGGAGCGGAAGAGCGCGGATTCCGTGACGTGCGCGCGTCCGTGGCCTTCTCTACCGTTCTACCTGCGGTAAGCACTCAGTGCTGCCATGTGGCTGGGATGTGCTGCCTGGGCACCGGCATAGCGCTGTGCTGGCGTTCTGGTGCATCACTATGGGGATGGGAACGAATCATGGTGAACGGTCACCGTGGCTGTCTGATGGCGTCAGAGCAGGCCAGCCAGAGGGACGGCTCTCTCCCCCAACGGGTGATCCGGTGGATCTATTACATCTGCGCATCAATTCGAGCCATTCGCCCGCTAAAAACTGCGGTGAAAAACTTTTATGGGCACTACTGTCTACCTCTCTACCCAATGGCTCAATCCCTTATGCTGCAAGGCTTTGAGAGGGGAGAGATTGATTTTTCATTCTCACCCCACTCACTACCCAATAGCCTCCCACTCTCCCCCTATGGACTTTTTGTACTGCTGGGGCTCATCAGACCAGAAACAAAAAAATTACATTAAGGAGGTAGACAAGGTAGACAGTGGGTAGACAGTAAAAAGTTATTATCTACCTGTCTTTAATCCTTATATATCAAGGGTTTTTGTGTGTTTGGTAGAGAGGGGGAGAAGGATTTGAAAAAGTCTCATATAAAATGGGGTTGGGATGAAAAAAAGGGCCGCATCGTGCGACCCTGGTATTCCTTCTGGCTGGCCTTATTGGTTCTCAACGAAGAGCGGCTGTGGCATGAAGACTTCCGCCGCCTCGGTTAACCCTGCGTTGGTTTGGGTGTACCCCTTGATCTTGCGAGTGCGGTACTCCCTTCCCAGCTCTCTGGCTGCGCTCTTTGCCGCTTGGCTAAACTTCTGGACTGATAGCGGTCGCCCCAGTCCGTGGTATTCCATGTAGGCCAGATAGAGGTGATAGAGGTAGCGTTTCGGCTCCTGCTTGATGCTCGAGTTACCCCCCATGAACAGACCCATCGGCTCATCCATAAACGCCAGCGTTGAGCACAGGTCTATGACTGGATCCGTTGCTCGTTTGATGGTGAGAGCATCGCTTGAGTTACGTTGTTCCAGCAGCAAGCGCCGGGCCTGCTCTGGTTCTGCGAACCTCTCCAGCAGATGGCGGATGACGATTGGCAGTTCTGCCGCGATCTTGTCGCCGAGCAGCGGATCTTTGTCCTCCTCCGATACCACTCTGTCAAAGGTGAAGATGACCCGTCTCCGTGCCACGCCACCGTTGCGTTCAGTGATGACCATGGGTTCATTATTGGTCGCCAGAACGACAGCCCTGATCACGGTGGCAAATTGCTTCTCGTATTTGCCATCCACCTCAACGAGGTCACCGCCAGTAATCGCCTTGATACCACTGCCATCGCCGATGTACTTGGGTTGGTCAGGGAGCACAATCAGGCGCTTGTCTACGAACTGGGCGCGGCCCCTGGCGTTATCGAGCGCGATCATGTTGCCGGATCCTGTGTTCCGGAGTCCGCCAGCCAGTAGGGTCGCAATGTTGGCAAACACACTCTTGCCGCTACCACCTTCCCCTGTTACCTCAAGGAATAACTGCCAGTCATAGCGATTGGCCAGCACCATGAACAAGGCCGCCTTGATCCGCTCCATCTTGGCGATATCACTATCTGCTGCATGGGTCAGCCACTTGGTGAAGTTGGGGGCGTGTTGCTCGATGTTCTCACCTGGTTGATGAGCCCCATATTCAATGCCGTTATGGTTGAGTAGCCCATCAGCTGCTGCATGCGGCCTGAACTGGTGAGTTGCCATGTCGTATACCCCGTTGGCAAACCCGATCAGATCATCAGGGGTATTGCCGAGCGGCGAGATCATCAGCTTCATGGTGGCCACCGCTTTCGATACCGCGGAGTCACTGAACGGCACATCATGGTCTGTGAAAATGACCGCCATTTCACGGCGCAGCTCGATATCTGCCAGCGGCCCCCACAGCCTGCCATCGTAACGGTACACCCGCTCAGCCTCGATGTTGATGGCCACATCACCTAGGCGTTCGATCAGCAGGCTGGCACGTTGGCTTGCGCTCATCTTCTCGATCGGCACGATGGGCTTTTTCATTTTCTCATTGGCTGCCCCAGTTAGCTCCGCTGCGGCCAGCTCTACCTGTCCGGGTTCCTTCTGGCTGGCTTCCTTGGGTTTGTCGGTTGTCTTGGTTGGATGATCCCCTATGATCGCCGCCTTGGTCGCATCAGGCCCATGAGCCTGGTGATAGTCGTTCCAGTCGCCAGCCTCTGGCGGAATGGCTACCTGGGCGCCGATAGCAGCGGCTGCTTGCTCCGCCTTGGCCTTGCCCGGGTTGCCCTTGGTCTTGGCATCGTTGTCCGCACAGATGATCGCTCTGCATGGCTGCAGTGGGTCATCGGCTCCCCGAACCATGTTGGCGACGGCCAGCAGATTACCCGCATCCATGGCACAGTAGACGGTTGCTCCGGTTGCCTGATGAATGCTCAAGCCGGTGGCGTAGCCTTCGCATATTGCCACCAGAGCATTGCCCGGGATCCGGTGGCATGCCCCGGCCTTTTGCCCGCCCGCCAGATAGCTTTTGCTGCCCTGGTCGTCGATCAGCTGAACGTTCACCAGTTGTCCACCAAAGTCGGCATAAAGCGGCACCACCAAGGAACCAGGTGCAAAGGTCATCTCCCCCACAGCGATCACGTGCTGGGATACGTTGACCTGAACACCCTGCAGCCCTTTTCCTTCAAGGTAGGGGCTGACCCCTTGCTGACAGTCTTGCATGATGTCTGCAGCACGGCGGGCTGCCTTCTTGCGCTGTTGTTCGACTCGCTTGCGCTCTTGCTCGGCTTTGTCCTGTAACAGCCGGTTAATTCGTTCCCGCTCAGCAGGGTCTAGCCCTTCACCAGACAAACCAACCAGGGGGGCGAGCAACTCGGCCGCCTCTTTGAGCGGCTTCCTGATGGTCTTCGCCACCAGATCAAGCCCATCACCAGCCCCACACTGACTGCAGATGAAGGTGCCACGCCCCTCCTTGTCATCCATCCGAAAGCGGTCTTTGCTACCACAGGCAGGGCAGGGGCCGTGTTTACCTCTGCCCGGGATATCAATCCCCACCTCAGCCAACAGCGCTGGCCAGCGGCCACAAGCTGCGGCAGCCACATCAGAAACCAATGTCATCGACTGACTCACTGATCACCCCCTTGCAGAAAAACAACCAGGGTTTTGAAATCCTGTTTACCTAACCCCATCAACTGGCGGGCTTGATCAGGTGTTACCGCGATTGAGTTGCCTTGCATTTGCTCAATGAACTTTGCCCGCTCTTCATCGCTGTCAAACACACTCAGAAAGCCGAGCTCCTTATTGCTTGCCAAGACTTTCAGAATGCCGCTCTCGATGGAGGGGGAATCCTCGCGCACGGCATCAGTGGGCGCAGGGCACTTTGTCCATGCCAAATAGATCATGAGTGCAGCTCCTGTCTGGCTCCCGTGCCCATGACGTTGGCCTGGCGAATCTGCACCTCTACGGCATCCAGGCTGGTCATGATAGGGATAAGCAGGTCGGCCATCATGCAGGGCTCAACCATGGACTGGTTACCGGCTATCACTTTGAGCATGGCGGCAAGGTATCTGCTGTTGCGCTGGGTCATCACGGCCAGTTCGGTGCCTGCGCACATCTCTTCGAGCTGATCGAGCAGGTCGGCCAGTGGGTTCAGCAGATCGATCAGCAACTGGCTATCCAGCAGCTCAACATTGCGAAAGCAGGTGTGGTGTAACGCGCTGGTCAGAGCATCGACATGGGCCAGTTTGGTTTTGATGTGGGAGTTCATACTGCACCCCCTTTGCGCGGAGTGCGGGACATAAACACCAGTGGCAAACCGGCCAGTGCGGCGCGCGCTTGGGCTTCGTTCTGGCCAAATGCGGAAATGGTGCGGATACGGCGCAGGTCTGCCAGGCGGCAGACGCTCGGGGTGATCAAGAAGGTATAAATCATGGGGTAAAACCTCTGTGTATTTAACAGAGGCGGATCGGGTAGCCGCAAAGCAGCGCCACACAGAAAAGGCGCAGCCGGGGCGTTTTCTTTGGCTCCCGACCCATGCCCCGAAACTGGATAGATCCCCGGCGCAGTGGCCGAAGTTTCGGGAAATGAGGGCTGATTGTCTCTGTGTGATCTCTGCTTGCGGGTGCTTAATCCGCCAGCTATGTAACCACTTGCTTAAGGTGGTAACAGGAAAGATCTTACCGTCTCGATCAGTCTCAAGCAAGCTTATGCGTCTGGTTAACAGTGCTTTGGGCGGATCTTGGTCTTTGATAGACTGCATATTGTTCAATCTCGCGCTGGAATAGGGTGTGGTGATGAGGGATGAACGCAACGAATGGGAGCCCTGGCAGGCTCCCATTTTTCTTAGGCATTCAGTTCCTTCATCAAGCGTTGGCGTTTGCCCGGGCTGTCACACTGTGTCAGCAGGTCAGAAGAGCGTGGAATAGTCGGCATGGTCAGTGCCTGATAGGCGGCGGATTGATTCTCCTCCGCCGATACTTGGTGATTTACCATGGCCTGATCCAGTGCTTTGAGCAGTTCGGCACGTGCCCAACCCAGCGCGGCCTGCCGGTCCGTGGTGCACGCCTTGGCATGGGTGATAGCCGCCAAGTCTGCCAGTTTTGGCTTGAGTGCCTTGATGATGGCCGGTAATTCGTCCTCGAGTTCCTTGGCATAGCTGCCGACGACGAATGCTCTGCTCATTGAGACCGCCTTATGAGCATCATCCAGCGGCAGGATCAGCTGTTTTTCCTGCAGCTCCGATTGGCTGATGGCTGCCTGCGCCGCTTCGATCAGTTCACCCAGTTCACGATACTCATCAGATGACTCAAGATCCGGTTCACCGTGAACCAACTGGTTAACCCGCTCTTGGCGAAGAGCTTCCCGGCGATCAGTGGCCTGCTGGATGCGCTCTGTCAGGTTCTTGCGCTGCTCACGCAGTGCCTGAAGTTCGTTATCAATCGCCATCATCTTGTCGTGCTCAGCACGGAACTGGGCAATCCGTTGATCCAGATAGCTGGCGGTTACTTCCTTGGCTCCCTGGCGCTTTGTTGTTTGCTTCATGGGTTACTCCTGATGGGGGGTGATAGTGATGTTGTCGAAGGCGGCATATGCGGTGTCGTCACCCAGCGCATAGGACTGTGCCCGGTAGTAACGAACGCCCCAACTGGCCAGGTCATCAAGGCTGTCAGCGCTAAGACGATGGGTGTTGTTTACGCTGATGATTTGCAGATTTTCGGCAAAGGTGACGGCCAGCAATGTGCCGGTCATATGCTGGTGTGACAGTACCGGCATGTCGGCAATTTTCAGTTGTTGCTCTTTGCTGCGGACTTGCCCTGGTTGCAGATAGGCTTGCTTGTGTGCACGCAGCAGGTCACCACCGACCAGTACGCGCAAGCGCGGATCGTTGCGGTATCCTTCGGGCAGTTTGGCGACCAGCTCATAGGCCATCGTATCGAGGTCGGCATAATTGCCACCGTTCCGGGTGTCGAAGGTCACGGCATCACGCAGCACTCGCAGACCATCCTCGTCAGCGGCCTTGGCCAAGGCATGCCACCCTGGCATCACATCTTCACCATTTGGGTTAGCTACAGGGTCGGTGCTGGCGGCAGCGTATTTGCCATGAAAACCGACTCGCAGAAGGTCATCACCAAATGCAGCCAGTGCCAATGATTCAAGCACTTGGTTAGCCTGTTCCTGAGTCATCCCCTCCAACATTTGGCTCAGCTGTCGCCACGTCCAGATCACACTGCTGTCCACATCTTTGAACGTGGGGTTGCGGGTACTGGGGTTTGCTGGCACCAAGAAACGACTGCGTTCCTTGCGACCTGTGCGTAGTCCAGACTTGATAGGGTCGAACAGTGGTGAATGTGGATCGCTCACGTCCAGGAACGTCAACAACTCAAGGAAGGGCGTCGCTTGCACGATGGCTGAACGCAAGGCCCCGCTGGCGCTTGGGTCAAGGTTGCCGAAGGTGGATTGCTTGCCAGGAGCAAAGCTCATACTCACGTTGGCTAAGAGCTCTGAGAGGGTCGGTTTGTTCTTATTCATGTCGCTGTTCCCTGTGGTGTTTGCCCAAAGTTGGGATTGCCCAATAACGATCTGGCTATTACTGAATTTCATGTGGGTAGTACCGGTACTCGCTGGCTCATCGGTGACCCCGAGTGCCCCTAGGTACCAAAGGCCTTTCCCTGCGAAATTCTCTTTCGGTTCAATAGAGCAGAATGCATAACGGCCAGTTTTATTCAGTTCGATTAATGCAAGAGAGGGATTCAGGATGGCAAATAGCTTAATAACGTTGCCCTCCTGCTGTGTTTTTAATGCCTCGACATGTCCGAGTGGCGTAACTCGTTTATGGTCTGGCCACAAACAAGCGGTGTAATATTCTGGGTCGTATGATTCAGCCATCTGAGTTAACCATTCCGGCTTTATCTCTCTGCCGTCTACAGTTTTTCCAGATGTGCCGATGCACACCCATCCTGTTTTTAAAGTTGATGAGGTCATATTCACTCTTTATTTAATTAGTGGTCTAAAGCGGAACTGATTTTCTGCGTTTTATTTATTACTCTTGTTTATTTCGTCCAGAATGCTTTGCCGTGCACTGGGCGACAATGCATTGATAAGGTCAATGACGACGGTGCTGGCCTTATCAGTGGATGGCCTAAGAGTATGCTTGTATGCAAGGGTTGAAACCCAAGCATGGCAGCACACGGTGCATTCGCAATACAGGTCGGTGACGTTCTCGGAAAGGTGATTGGATTTTGTCACTCGGCCAAGGCTTTGGCACTGGTTACAAACTACGCGCACATATCTCCCCCCCTTAATGATTACTTCTTGTTGTTCGCTCCGATATTTTGGCTGTCAGCCAATCATTAATTTCATGCTCCACCCATGCCACCGATTTTGGACCAATAGAAACAGGGCGAGGGAATGTACCTTCTTTCATTCTTAAATAAATAGTAGGCTTTGATAGCCCAACCTTTGAAATAACATCCTTTATCCGCAGTAAGCGAATGTTTTGCTCTGGCATAAGCAGGCCCTTTAAATAGTTTTAGCAGTAGCGGCAATCGTATTGCTTGAGGCAGATATTACTGCCTGAGACCAAGATAACCAATATAAGCCAAGACGTGACATTGCTGTTTTGCCTTGTTTTTCATGCAAAAAAAGTCAATAAAATTGAATTTTAAAACGTGTCAATAGAGCAATATGGCTCAATATGGCGCTATATGATTTTTTTTAGTCGGGACATCTGGGTGAAATTTTTTTTATGAATTTTTGGAATCTAAATTCAATTTAGCATGCCAGATTGGAATTGGTCGTGGCGCTGTGCTGGCATGCTTGTTGATTAAGTTTATGAATATAAAGGTTTATTTACTGATGATCTAAGAGGGATGTGATTAGGTCAGCCCATTTTGTAAGTGCTGCTTTGCGCTCGTCAAAGAAGTCGTGATGGTTGTAGACCGCCACAATGCCCTGTGACTTGAGGGTGTGGTTCAGGATCAGTTCTGCTACCTCCTGCTGCACCCCGAGCGCGGCCAGGTGAGTTCTGGCGGTATGGCGCAGAGCGTGCACGTTCAGTTGCTCGATCCCATCAACCTTGGCCCGTAGTTTCTGGATGGCGGCATTCAGGGTGGTTTGCCCCATATGTGGCTTGGTCTGCCTGGAGATGGCGGGGAACACGTAGTCACTGCCACACCCAAGATACTTGGCCTCTTTAAGCCAGATGATGGCTTGCTCTGGTAAAGGGATCACGATGCCACGGCCGGTCTTGGCCCGTTCTGGCTGCAGTGTCCAGGTCTGCTGCTGCAAGTCGAACTCGTCCCAGGTGGCAGAAAGCAGCTCCATCTTTCGGCCACCCAGTAGTAGCAGCAGGCGAAAGGCCAGATCGCAACTACGGCTAAACCCCCTGCAGGTAGGGATCGCCCCCAGCACCTCCGCAAGCTTTTCCCTGGTCAGATAAAATTCCCGGCTTTTCAGTTGGCCACCGGCATCAGCCAGGGTAAAGGCGGAGGCTGGGTTACTCTCTACGATATGCCGTTTGATGGCGTAGTCGAACAGTCGCTTGAGCCAGCCAAGGATGTTGTTGGCCATGGTCGGGCTACCACGGTCGAGAATAGATTGCAGGAGTGCATCAATATGCCTTGGTTTGACATCCTCTGGCCCCAGCTTGCCCAGACCGGCGATGATGTCCTTCTCGAATCGCTGTCGAATCACGTGAGCATCTTTGCGGCGCCCTTCGACCTGTCTGGAAAGGAACTCATCAGCCAGGGAAGCCACCGTGACGCGGTTTGCGATGGCTGTATGCCGAGCGATGGATTCGCGCTTGCGCTCCTGTTTCTCGCTGGCTACATCGGTACCAAGGGTGACCATGGCCATCAACCGCTTCGCCTCGTCCATGGCTTGTTTGAGCGCCATGTTATCGACATGACCGATCAGCATCTTGCGTTGCTTGCCGCCGAAGCGATACCGCAGCCGCCAGAACGGGCGCTTATAGTTGGCTGGCCAGCAGAGTGCGAGGTTGTCACACACTGACCGGTTATCAAAACGCGCTCCCTGTTCACCTTCCCGCATGAGTGCCTTGAAGGTGATTTCAGCCTGCTTTCTTGGCGCCATAATGTCCCCTGTGTGACCCTAAAGTTTTTCGTAAGCAAAAAAAGTGTGACCCCATTCTAATTAGGGTCACACTTGGGGTCACACATTTTTTAGTATCTGATGGTATTGCTTAGTTAAAGATGGCTCTAAGTGTCAGATTTTTCAGGTTTTGATACTTCTACAGCCTGTTCTGAACCATCAGACATGTTTTTGATGTAGACGTCCATCTGGTTGAACGCGATCTCGATGCCGTTGGCCTTGAACAGGGCGTCGATCTTGCGGTTCAGCTCGTCCACCGCCGGGTTGCGATCGCCAAGCTCGCTCACGAAGAAGCGCA